TCTTCGATGCGCAGCGGGTGACTCCAATCATCGCTGTCGAAGTGCGCGATGATATCGGCCGACTGCGCCAGCGTGTTCGCGTAATTGCGGAGTGCGCCGAAGGTGAGGCCCGTGCCATTCATCATCGAGTAGACTTCGTTCGGACGGTAATAGCCGCCGAGCTTCGGCTCGCCGGTGTCCAGAATCAGCAGCGATTTGTTGGCGTAGGTCTGCGCTCGGAAGCTCGCGACCGCCCGGCGCACCATCTCGGCTCGCCCGTTGACCAGCATGACGGCGCAGACAAGCGGCTCGCTCATGGCCGCACCCCGGCGCGATGCGACAGAACGGCTGGATTCGGGAACCGCTCTCCGCAGGTTCGGCACTGATACGTGCGGCCACCGGCAAAGTAGATCGCGCTGTGCAGCATCTTGCACCATCGGCGCTTCAATCGGCGGATCATTCGCCACTCCTGACCGGCGGAGTTTTGATCGGACGCCCCGCGCGCTTGCGGATGGCTTCGTCCAACCAGTCCGCCAAGCGCATGTTCTCGCCGATGGCGGCCAGTCGCGCGAGTTTAGCCGTCTCGGAGTCCATCAGCACGTTAAATTGCACTTTGTCAGGCACAATTAGCATTCTAGAGCGCACCTCGGCGGGATGTCAATAGAAATCTAAATCGGGGATATCTGCAATCCGCCCGGTACTATCGGGCCGCCCTGATGCTGCGGTACCACTCGACAGAACGCCATGACTTCAGCTTCCGCACGATCCGGCGATTGCACGCCGCGTTTCCGCGCATCCTCTTTCGGCTCTACCTGGATCTGACCGTGGGAGAGTTCGCGATATTCTACGCCTGATAATTGCGCCTTCGTGTCTTCGTCGATGGCGTCCGATAAGTGACTGATATAATTCTCTTTATAGCAATCGCGCAATCTGAAATACGACTCCGCTTTGGCGTTCAGAAATTGCTCTTTGTCCATCGGGCTCGACCCTGCCTTGAAGCCGAACACCGGGAATCCGCAGTCGGCAATATGCAGCGCCATGCCGTGGCCGACTCCCACCGTATCGACCACCACGAGGCCCACCGGCAGTCGAAAGCGTTCCGACAGTCCGCGCAGCCAGCGGACGACAGAACCGCGCGGATCGGCTTCGCTCCAGGAGTCTCGCGCCAGTATCGTGCCATTTACGCGGGCGCAGGCCGCCGTTTCGTCATCGCCGCCGGCCGCTACGTCCAGGCCCACCTGAATGTAACAGCCCTTAGACGCGCGCTGTTCGTCCGCATTGGGCTCTCGGTCGGCGCGCTCGATCCAGGCCAGGGAGAATACCGCCCACTGGCCTTGCTGGGGAAACTCGCCGAGCACGCGCGATTGGAACCGCGGATTCTGCGGCCCCCACTTGTGATACATCTCGCGTACCCACCGTCGCCGGGTGAGCCACGGAAACGGCGCATAGTCGAGCTGATCCTCGGGGAGCGCCATCAACGATTCGAGCGTCAGACCGGCCAGGTTCGGCGTGTCGAATGCGGAGATCGTGATGCAGCAATGGCCAGGTGTGCCGCGGAGTTTCGTGAAGCTCTCGTATACCGGGCCGGCGGGCACGGTCGGATTGCAGAGAGTCACGAGGCGCACGTCGCCAGCAGAGCGGATGCCTTCGATAGCATCCCAGATGTCCGACGATATGCCGATGGCTTCATCCGCGAAGATGGTGACGCGTCGCCCGTGGAAGCCTTGCGCATTGACGCCCTTGCTGCTCGAGAATCCTTGCGCGTAGCACTTTGGCGAGATCTCCCAGCGCGTCGTGGTCGGCTCCGGGTAGCGGATCTTGCTGTCGCTGATCGCCGCCGTGATTTCGCCCCACACGGTTTTCACCTGGCGCAAGGTGGGCGCCATGATGAGGACGATGGATTCGTCTTGGCCGGTGAGCTCGTAGGGCACCATGCCGGAGACGGCGAAGGTCTTGCCGCTACCGTGGCAGCCCTTGACGGCGACTGATGGGTGTGTCGTGATGGCGCGGCAGAGTTCCTGCTGCTTAGCCCAGAGTTTGCGGCCGAGGAACTTCTCCTGGAACCTAACCGGATCGGTCATCGGACTGCATGAAGGCGCGCACAGCCTCCATGTCCATCTTGCGGTCCTCGCCGTCCTTCGCCACGAAGCGGTGCGCGCTCGTCTCCTGGAACCCGGCGCGGCACTTCAGCCAGAAACAAATCGCGGCCATATTGCCCACTTTGATCTGCCTTACGAGTTGGCCGACCGCGAGAGTGTTTATTTCTGCAAGGCCGAAATCGAGTTCGACGCGGAAGTGTTCGCGTAGGGTTTTATCGGTCATCCCCATACGGGCTGCGATGGTTGGCTGGGTCATCCCGGCCGCGGCCATCAACTGAACACGCGCTCGATCTTCGTCGGTGACTTTCTTTGCGGCTGGCATTTTATACCCGGTAAATCGCGGCGACGCGCCCTGCAAGTGTCAACAGCGATGATTTTACCATCACTTGCGTTTTCAGTCGATTACCGAGTTTCAGGTTGCCGCGGCTGACATAGCCGTTGCGCTCGAAGAACGGCACGGCAGATTCAAGCACGCGGGCGAAATTGCATTGGAGATAACACAGGATCGCAGCGCCCAGACCGTGCGAGCGATGACTCGGCGCGACGTTGAGCACCGTCAGGCAATTCAGAGCCGGATTGACGATGGCGGTTGCAACATCCTCGCCGCCAAAAGAGAACACGAACGCGCCACCGTTGCGCGTGGCAGTCATTACGGTCTGGCGCCCAATGAACGCCGGATGCTTGCCGCGGTTCAGGAGGGTTTTGACGCGCGAGTATTCGGTGCTTTTCGCCGCTTGGACTTGGAATTCTTCCGCACAACGGCAACGTGTCGGTGTCCGCATTTGCATACGCAGTTGGGGGTGGCGCCTTTCGGCGAATCATGGTCAAGCTCATCTGGCAGCATCAACGCATCCAGGCGTTCTTTGAGAGTGGAATCGAAATCGACGATGCCCGCCAGGAGCGCATCGTCGAGGAACACTGAGCGCATGGTCTCTTCGTCCATGTCGGCCAGAAACGGGGCCATCAGTTCCGGTGTCGGCTCGCCGTGGACGGTGTTCATGTTGACGGCAATTCTCGCGGCGCGCTTATCGTCGCAGGGGTCCACCAGGCAGGCCGGCACTTCCGCAAGTCCAGCCTCCCGAGCCTCGCCGACGCGGTGATTGCCAGATAGAATTTCGTACTTTTCGCTCTTCTTTCGCACCACGATCGGGGCGAGAAAGCCATCGCGGGAGATAGACTTTCGCAGGGCGGCCGACTGTTTTTCGCTGAGGTACTGCGGGTTTCGGCGTAGGGCGACGAGATCAGACAGCGGAATCGTGATGTAACTGACTGTCGGCGACGAGTTCAAACCGCAATCGTACCATATCGGGCGTCACTTCGGGGTAGCAGGCGAGCACCTGGGATGCCCTTTCCTGGCTCAGGGAGCGCACAGTACTATGCGGGGATTGCCGCATCGTAGCACCTTTGACAGATCTAGCGAGCACGCTGTGCTTCATGTGTCCGGTAGAAGCGGGCGATGTACCGCGATAACTCCTCCGGTATCTTGGCGATCATGGCCGAAGCTGCCTTGCGGGAATTGCTGTTGCCGTGGCTCTTGCGCGGATCTTTGCTCCTGTCCCGAATGGCGCTTTTACCGTCCAAGCCTTTCCGGCCTTCAACAAGCCGCGAATCGTCCTTCGTCAACGTCGCCGCTTTCCGCCGCTCATCCAGCGCCTTGTCGAACCATTCCGGCCCGCTGCCCACTCCAGACCCGTGCTCTTCACGCCACCGCTGCGCGACCGCCGCGCTCTGGGACGATCCGCCAACAATTCCCTTCCCATGCGCGTGGAAGTTGAAGCCCGGCACTTTGCGATGCGGCGGGATAATCGGCATCACCGCCGGCACGTCGCCCCACAGATAGAAGCTCCCGAAGTGCCACGCTGCCCGACCAACCCACGGCTGAGCTCCCTTGACGTTTTCCACCACCATCGGCACATGACGACCGGCCGCGGCGCACGCTTCAGCCTGAATCCGAAAGCAGGCGTTGAAGAGATCGTTCGACGGCGGCGGAAGAGCCTTTGCGCGCTTCCAGGGCATCGCCCGGTAAGAATACGCCTGGCAGGGGGGCGAGGCCACAATCACGTCAGCGTGCCGGAATTGCGACCCGTGGAGCGTGAGCACGTCCTGCAGCACCAGTTGCGTCTGGTAGTGCGCTTCGCCGTACTGATGCCGCTCGATGTCGAATCCGATGACACGATAACCCTCTGCCAAAAATCCTTCCGTCCAACCGCCTAACCCGCAAAATAAATCAATGCACAGGGGCATGTTTCTCCCGCTCGTGCTCTTCGACTTTGCGCAATGCCTCGGCTACCGTGTTGCCCTCGAATCGCTGCTGGCAGTACTGGCAGTGCATCTGGTAGCGCTCGGTGTCAGCCATTGCGCGCCTGCTGTCGGTCGTAGCCATCGCTGGCGGACCCGCGCTCTTTGCGCCCCGTGCTGATCTTACGCACAACTCCGGCTGTCCCGCTTGCGACCGCCGTGCCGGTATCGGCGTAACGGAGACCGCGCTTGCACTCGTTGCCCCAGCGTGAGAGGTCCACGCCGCCTGGCCAGAAGTTGAGATCGTACGGAGGTTGGCCGTGAATCGCAATAAATTCGGAGATGATCATGCTTGCGCCTTCGCTTGTGCCTGTTCTGCCGGCGCGGATGCCATTTGCTTTCGCCCGAGACTTCGAAGTTCCAGCGCGTGGAAGTCCCGACCGGTCTGGCAGGTACACCATTCGTCACCCACCTTGCCGAGCCCGTTGCATGCGCTGCAACGTCCATTCGGGTTCTTTGACGGCTCCGGAGGAGACTCTGGAATCGTGATTTCCGTGCCCACAACCTGGTTGATTCGTTTGGCAAACGATGTCAGGAATCCGGCCGGATTCTCCCAGGTATTCGGCACATGCGGACGAAGTCGCTCAATAAATTCAACGCGCGGCACGTCTCGCAGTTCGACCAGTTCCCAGATGCGACGTTCGACATCGGGCGAGATTCGGATGCCGGTTTTCTCTTCATGGATCGCGCGCAGTTCTTCCTCGGGGGATCGCCTGTTTTGTGCTTTTTGTTGTGTTGGTTTTTCATCATCAAACTTCTTAAAAAAAACAACTTTTTCTTCTTTGAGGTTTGATGATGAAACACTACAAGACATTACAGGACATAACATAACAGATCCGCCAACGTCTCCCAACGAAGTGGCGGACGATGGGGGATTACTGGCGGACGATGGGGGATTACTGGCGGACGATGGGGGATTACTGGCGGATGATTGGCGGATGATTGGCGGATTCTCTGTATCTGCTTGAATCGAATCGACTTGTTCAAGCCATCCAATTTCAAGCAATCGCGGAATTGCTTCCTCGAACTCGGCGGCCGGCAACCGAGACAGCCTGGCAAGGCTCAAACAGACCCCGCCGGGTCCATCCGGGAGCGTACCGCGCTTTTTCTGCCTGGATGCGATCTCCACGATGGCGTACCAGGCCCCGAGATGAGACGCCCCTCGGGGATGATCTACGAGGGTGGTATATCCCAACCCGTCCATCTTGTTCGGTATCGCCACCCAGTCCAACTTCACCAATTTTCGGCTGGCGGCCGTCTCAAAATGCTTGTTCCAATCGCGGACACGAAGTGTCACTGTTCACCTCTCCCAAGGTGAGCCGGGGCCGCGTCGTGGGAGCGACGCGGCGGGTCCGGCCATCCGTTGAAGCTGGTTTGCGGCAGCCTCAAGGAAATCATACCCCGCTTTCGCCGGGGTGTAAAGGCTTTTCGGGCGCCAGATCAAGCACGCCCTGGCTCAATCTTCGAGCAGCGATCTCGCAGTAGCGCCGCCGGCATCCGGCCTCCCGAATGGCTCCCATGATGAGCGTGCGCTCCATCTCTCGGCCCAACTCGACCATGCGCGGCGTCACCTCGGAATGAAACTCTAGTCGTGGAGGGCGAAAGGCCAAGGCCGCCCGCACCATCAACTTCTCCCGGATTTCCTGTTCGGTTTTCATTGGCATGGTAGAACCTCCTGTACTGGCACGTCCTCAAGGATTGTTATGAACACTTCAACGCGCGGGTCCGATCCGTCAAGCATGCGCCGAGTGCCGTCCCAGTCGCAAATCTGCCGGTCGTCGCGGATGATGTCGGCCGCCTGGAGCATGTCGCCGACGGCCTCCATCAGGTTTGACAGGTCGGGGCAGTCCAGGCGCATTAGGCCGGACTTCGTTGGCACCAGGTAGAATAGCGCCTCGACGCTGATAGGGTTGATGATCGGAAGCTCCACGCCGGCCGCGCGGAGCCTCTGATTGATGAGCATACACTCTATGACGGCCGCTCTCTCCCACTGCTCGTAGGCGAGAGACGGAAGCACCTTTGGGAACCCGCCGCGTTTTCCGCACACCCGGCACATGGGGCCAATGTTGACGATACGCGGCGAGTTCTTCTTGCTTCGGGGAGCGCCGTGGATTGCGAATCCGGGTACCTCGCGGAGCATCAGTTCACCGTGCTCTTGTTCTCGCGCGGCTTGCGCTTCTGGTGCGTCCCTTCGCCCATTGCGACGGCAGAGGCCAGCGGAGCGAGCGGGGCCGCGGCATCAGGATTGCTGGTTTCCTCGATGTTATCCGTTTCCTCGCTGGTGTCGCGCGCCTGCTCCCGAGAGATCAGCGGCTCTTGTTTGTCCTCCAGCGGCATCTCGGACTGCTGCTCGTAGTTGACTCGGAGTTGCGCAGTGCCCTTGCCTATGGCCTCAATGTAAGCCTCGACACGACCCGCCGCGCCAACTGCGCTCGTGACGATCTGGAAGCGGAGTTGCTGCTCGAAGTTGTCCTCTCCCACCTTGCCCCGGGCGAACTCGAAGTTCGAGATGCCGGTAGAGTCAAGCTGCAGCTCATGCTGCCGGAGTTCCTTACCGTCCGGAGTCAGCACGAAGTGGCTTGCTGTGAGATCGCCATCGAGTTTTGCCGAGTCGAAGCCGACCGGCGGTTCGCCCCATTCCAGAGCCTCGCGGACGGGCTCCGAGAAAGCGGCGGTGAAGTTCAGTTTGACGTACTTTTGTTTCGACTTATCGTCGTAGCGTAAGTCGACGAAGCGGATGTAAGCTCCGCGGAATATCAGTTTCGACATGTTATTACTATTTCTCCTTTTCACTTACTAAGTGGACCACTTCCCATTCCCACAATCCCAGAGCGCCCTTCGCCGGCACTGGCTTGTCCAGTTGCACAACGTCTTCCAGCACCCAGGCAAACCGCCCTGAATCGTAGTTCCCCAGGGCCCGCTCCCTGTCGCTCAGTTGTTCCGTAAAGGCCGAAGATATCAGCGTGCATGCGACAATCTTGCAGGTAGCCAAAACAACACCCAGTGGATAGCCCGTCACGGACGCATCGCGGCAAGTCGGGAAACATTCATAGCAGTCTGGCTCGCAAGTGAACATCCGCGCCCACTTCGGAAAACCTTTCGCCGCGTGAATCGCCAGCGGCCCGCGATACGATGTGCGCCAAGATCGAGTTTCGATCCGTTTTGCGCCCACGGCAACCAACGTTGCCCAGGGCTGAATCAAAGTCAGAGCTTTCATCGAACCGCCCACGTCACCACCAGCGCGAGGCTGGCGATAACGGCGATGCACCAGCCCGAGACGGCCGCCGCGTGCTGGCGCCGGATCTCTGTCTCCAGGATCTCGGTGAGCGCCGAGTAAGTCGCCGCGTTGGCGACGATGCTCTCCTCGGCGGTCTCGCGTTTCTGGCGTTCTTCCAGCCAGCGCTGGTGGCATAGCGCGTGCATATCGTCTGGCGATTCGAGTGCTACGCCCATGGTGGCCAGCCAGCGGCGGTCTTCGGGGCTGTTATACGCCATCGTCCACCTCCGTTCCTGCCGCGATGCGGCCTTTGACCACCTGGCGGTGGAGCGCTTGGAGTACCTCAAGCATTACGATCTGCGTCTCCAGATCGAGCGCCATGAACTGATCGGACATGGCGGCGACGTTGCTCTTGCGCGGGACGCCCTTGTCGCGGCGTTCCTTCCGCGCGATGCCCGATACTGGCGGCAGATTCGGCCGCGAATGACCGGACGTGCCAACCGTGTTTTCAAGAATCTGATCGTCACTCATAGGATTTCTCTTCTTATCCCTGCCTCTGCCTCTGCCAGCGTGCATCCGGCCGCTAGGCACATTTCCACCACCTCGGCGTCTTCCGCTGCCTGGCGCGCCATGGCGGTCACCAGCGCGGCGTCCTGTTGGCTTGCTATCGTCATCGCAGCACCAGCGATGTATGAAATTCCACGTCCGCGCGATCCACCGCCACGCCGGACTTGATCGCCTTTTTGATTGCCGAAAGGCTGATATCCTCGCTCACGCGTAGCGATTCGACACCCTCAACAATCCCCTTGTCGTCGGATGCCCGGCCCATCTCTGACAGGTGAAACCACAACCACGCCGGCATCTTGACTGTGACGTTTTTGTAGGCGTCGGCCACATCGCCCGACACTACGACCGCGTCCGAATGCCGGAAGAACAGCGTGTTTTCCGTCGTCTTGAGTTGCGTGATGCCCCGCCCCAGCATCACCGCTACCACATAGTCCCGCAGCCACTTCTCGGCGCGCTCGAACGTCCTCCGGCGGTTGTGGATGCGCTCTTGCTCGGCCTTGAGGGCATCCTGCTCTGTGGCCATGCGCCGAAGAACCCCGGCGATATTATCCGTCTTCGTGGCGAGTTCCGCGCCGAGCCGCGCCAGGTGGATGTCGATCTCCTCTAGCTGCGCCTTCAGCGGATCGGAGTCCACCGGCTCCAGCGGCTCGGCCAGTTCAGCCACGATCATCTCGCGGCTCTCGAAATACGCGCCAAAATCATCGGCGAGCGCATACAACGTAGCGTCCTGCTTTGCGATTTCACTGGGCATTTTGGGCATTTTGTTCCTCCATCATCTTCTCGACCGCCTTCCAGAGCGCGGTAAAACACCGCTTGGCGTTGCCGACGGAACGGTAGTTCTCGCCGCGGATCTCAAACTGCTCCAAGGTCTGGTTCCAGGCTTCCTCGGATTCGTACTTCAGCCACGCCTTCTTGAGCTCGGCAAACGCGGCGGTGATAGCCGCCTTCTTGCCAAAGTTGACCAGCACGGCCGCCAACGGATCAGCCGGCGCTGTGGGTGCTTCTGCGGGCGCGGGCGTCTCTGGCGTGGCCTGGGGCGCGACCAGGGGCATTTCTCCGGTGATCTTGGCTTCCGCGCTACCGCGGGGTTGCGGCTCGCCGGTGCCGATCTCTTCCTCGGTGACTACGCCGTTGATGGCGAATGACCGTTTGAGGGCCAACACTTCCGCCACCTTGCTTATCATCGCGCTCGGGTACTGCGACCAGACGCCGGAGGACTTCCGGTACTCCGAATAGTACGCCTCGCAGATGATCGGGTGCGCGCGATCCTTGCGCCAGACGGTGCAGACCGCCTTGATCGGCACATTCTTTTCGTCCCTCTCGACGCGCGTCTCGATGCCGTCGAACTGCGGATGACGGTTCGCGATGGCCAGATAGCCGTCGCGGCCGGCCATGATGCCCACGGAGGGCACGAACCAGACTTCCCGCAGGAACGGGTTGAGCGTGGTGACGCGGCAAACCTCTAGGAAAATCTTTAGTTGAGCGTCCGTTGCCCCTTTGCAAACAGTTTGTTTTATCGTCTCGATTGTCTCTCGAGCGTATAAGTTATCCATGGCGGCAAGTTCAGTTGACATTTCGCGTTGGTCGTATTTGTCGCGCTGCACGTCCTGCTGCGCGGCTTTGGTGAGTTCGCTGGTCACAATATCCTCCCGTCTTCGTCTTCGGCGCAGTGGCAGATAAGCATGCGGCCGCCGGCCGGAACCGCAAAATTGAGGGACGGTCTTCCGTGCCACATCGACCCGCCGGAGACGTAGATCCTGAAGCGGTCAATGATCGGCCGCAGCGGCGCCTCATTCAGTTTCGCCATCGTGACTCCGCGGAGCGTCACTCCATCGGGACTTTGATCGTGCATGACGGTCTTACCGTCCACATCATAGGACTCTATGAGTATCATCGTTATTCCCTCGGCGGGCAGCGCATGGCGCCCGTCTCGTTCTGTTCGGCATCCTCACGCGCGGATTCCTCGCGCTCCTCCTCACGCGCCTGCTGTTCGTCGGGGGGGAACGCCGCCGAAATCCTCCGCGCAAACTCGCGAAGATCGGCGTCTGTGCCGTGGATCATGACCCAGTCGAGGGCGTAGGGCGTCCCGCTCGGCAGATTGGTGTCTATCCGAATCGAAATTAGCCCGTGGGCCGGCTTGTAGTCATGAATCACGAAACTGCTTCCATCACTGCTGCTGATGTTTAGACTTATCTGTGCCATTTTTTCCTCTCGGCCCGTAAGGCCCGTAGGTGATACGCCAGAAATTGCCGCACGGCCTGATAGGTGATGCCGTAGTGAGCGCCGATGTATCTCATGGTCCACCCAGCGGCTCGCATCTTGACCATCTCTTCGTATTTCGCGTGGCTGGCCGGCGAGCCGTGCCTCACCGGATGATCGCCAGCCGAGCATGTGTGACCGATCTTGGCGGCGTGCTGGACGCCGTAACTTCCGCAGGGGCAACGCCTGACTTGTGCCATTGTCTTCCTCTTTTTTTTTCGATTACGCGGTCAGAGTCTCAGCGTTCGCCGCCGTCTCGGCCTCGCACTGGTGGATGTAGCGCTCGATGGCGGCAGGCAAGCGCAGAGCGCAAGCGCGGGTCTCGGGGCCGCTGAGGTACCCGAGAGCCTGCGTTCCTCCGTTATCCCATAGGCAGGTCGGCTCATCCGACCGGCTGTGCCTGTTGTTGCCATCCCAGTAACTGTCATCGAGGTCGATCTCGCACAGCAGCTTGCCGGCCGCGATGGCGCCCGTGCCCTTGATGGTGACCATCCAACTCCGATTGCTCCACTGGCTGGCACCAGTGCAGATGCGGTCGATCTCGCAGACTTCGCCCGCCTCATCCGACAGGACAACGCCTACGGGGATGGGGTCGAGGATTTCAGCGATCCGGGACCGGAGCGCTTTGAGGGAATCTTTTCTGGCCGCGATTGCGACCGTAAGCATTTCTGTAATCTGGGACATATCAAATCTCCTTTTCAGCGCCGTATCGAGGCGCTCTGTACATTCTTAGAGTACGATGTTTCCGCGCACGAAACTATAGGGAAAATCCCCTATTTTCAATGATTTCTGTGGAAATCTGATAGGGAAAATCCCCTATTCCAGGATGATGACAGCAGATTCTCGGTTCTGACTGGCATACTGCTCAGCGAGTTGTTGGCTTCTGGTCATCTTCGGCAATTCACGAGCTTCACGGACTTAACGGACTTACTCTATTTGTTTAAACTCCCCTGCTATTAGCCTTTCCTGCCACGTACAAAACAATAGAAGGAAGTGCGTGAAGTCCGTGAAGCTCGTTAACACTCGGATGGCCCCGCCATCGGCTCGGTCCTCCAGCCCCAGGGCTTGATTGCGGCGCCACAGGGAAAACTCTTTTGAATCAATAGATTGCACTGCGGCGCCAGGACGCGGCGAGAGGAAGGCCAACAAAAACGGCCGCCCCAGATATGAGTCTGAGGCGGCCACGGAGGAGGAGGAAAACGCTTTACGCTGACGGAGTGGTTTTTTTGTAGTAATTGTTGATCGCGTCGGCGGCGCCGTTGGCGATGTCCGTCACGAGGTCCATCGGGATCGTGATCTTGGGGAAGATCTGCTGGATGCCCTGGATGATGGGCTGCACGGTGGCAACCAATTCAGCGCCTGTGAGTGGCGCAGAGCCTGCAACAAGGTGCTGAATTGTGCCGATTACGGAAACTGCGCCGGTGGCCAGTTCAAGGTACGCGAAGATATTCGAAAAGTTCATTTCGTCTGTTCTCCTTATGCGGCGGCCGTGGCGGCCGGCCCGGTCGTGGTGGTTGTGAGCGCCTTTTGCAGTAGCGCCAGCATGGTCGCCAGCGTGTTCGCAATGGCGGTGTTGGCCGTGTTCTCGCTCTGTGCCAGGCCGTCCACCATCGTCTGGAGGATGCCGAGCTGCGCCGTGACATTGTTGAGCGTGCCGAGGGCGATACCGGCGGAAACGGCGCCGCCCGCGACCGCGCCCGTGGTATCCGTGATGCGATTCGCGGGAACTGAGCCTGCCAGCAGATTCGCACCGGCTCCGATGGCAACGGGGTTGGCCACGTCGTAAGCTCGGTTGTACTCCCAGGCTTGGCCGTAGACCGCGCGATCCGTGGCGCCCTGGAGGAATTGGTGATTCAGCTTCGCCGTCAGGCCGGAGAGTTCGTCGAAAGACTGGATCAGCCGAGCCGACAGCTGCGCGCGCTCCGATGTCAGGAAGGTGTGGGCGGCCTCAAAGATGTGCTTGTTGTTGAGGGAGTTTACTTGCGTGCGGTCCTCGGCGAATTCAGGACTGCCGATTTCCGCCGAGGACCGCGAAGTTGCGGCCGGTACACTAGCCGTGGTGACGTTCTCCGGCAGCGTGCCGGGGATGTGATTGCCATTTGTGTCGAGTGCCATTTTACTTCTGTTTCTCCTTTTTGAGTTTGAGTTCGGCGGCGTCTGAGAGCCAGTCGCCGATGGTCTGCTCCGCGCGCTCGGCGGCCCCCTTGATGCGAATGAGGATGTCGGGGTGCAGGATGACCGTTACGCGCGCTGGCTTCACGTTGCCGAACTTTGTGGGGCGTGCCATACGCTCACACGTTACCATATAGTGCGCCGAAATGGAATCACTCGTACCGGAATTGAATCGTGTAGCTTATCTCGATGTGGACCGGCTTGTTGGTGGTGTTCAGCCAAGCGGCTATCTTGGCGTTCAAGATATTGTCCGCGTCGAGAAGCGTCCCCAGGTCCTCGTAATCATACAGAGTAGTTGCAATCGGTTTTTTCTCCCCTACCGCGTCCTGCAAATATAGGGGAGTCCCTCCGGCGCAATAGTCGCACCCGGCAACCGCCGTGCCTGCCATGCCAGAAGTCGTCTGGAAGCCCCCCAGAATACCCGCCACGCTTTCGAGCGGAGTGGGCGGATCTCCTGGCAAAGACTTAATCCAGGCGAGAACGGTACCGCGGAGGGAAAGAATCCGGACGCGCATTCCAGCCGGGGGATGGAATGTGATTGGCAGCACCGCCGAGTCGGCATGGCCCCAAATACAGGGACCACCCGCGCAGACGGCCCCCGCCAAGCGCGCGTCAACCGGGCCGTACAGGTCTGCCGGAAAATCTCCGGAGACGGGTTGCGGTAACGTCGCAAGGGCCAATAGAAATAGAGGAATCACGTCTTGGGCTCCCCTTTCGGCGCGATGACCAGCGTCTCCTGGACTGGGGGCGGGCCCCCAGGTTGCACTAGCGTGTGCCCAACCAAGCTCCACGCGCCTACCGGGTCCAGGCTATTTATTCGGATGACCGCCTTCATAGCACCCTCTAAATGGGCCTGGGCTATCCGAGCCGCCATTGCTAACTCGTCCACCAGCACGGCCTCGGCTGGCTTCAAATCGTACTTCCTTGGGCTCTGATTCTCACTCATTAAAATTCTCCCATTTCGTGTTTCATCCTATTTTTGTAAGCTGCACGCTGACTCCATAACTGCCGGAGGTATAGCCGTTCGTAGACCAGGACGGATTCGCCGAGCCGCTCAATCGGATGATCAACTTCTGGCCCTGGCTGTTAGTCGTCGCCATACCCACCCCGGTTAACGTTTGCGTGCCGTCATACCAAGTGATATAGAGCCACACCGGTGGCGAGGTCTGCGTACCGGCGAGATACCCGGCAATCTCGTATAGACCGGCGGGCATGTAGGTGCCGTACAGCGTCGGTGGCGCCATAGTCTGCGTGCTGATGTTGGAAGAGTATCCGGAACCGGCGAAATTGTAGAAC